TGCTCAGTGGCGGTATGGTGTCAAGGTTGTGGGTTTGCATGTTCTCGTCTCCTTAATAAACCGGGATGCCGCGCGAATAGTAGGCGTCGGCGTCTTTGCCTTCTGGCACGTCGCCGGGGCGCAGGACATACACGGCGCAACCGCGGGGGTCGCCTTGCACGTAGGGCGTCAAGGCCGGATAGCGCGCCATAAGCGCCGCCATTCGCTTGAGCGCGCCGCGCTCGCGATCCGGGGCGGGCGCATAACGGCGGCCGTCAAACGTAGAGTGCCAGAACGGGCGGCCGTCGCCGCGCTCGCCGTCGCGCTGGATCGCGCCGTTGCACTCGTGCTCGTACCAGCGGCGCAGTGTGAGGCTAATGCGGCGCAGGGCGCGGGCGTCGTCGTCTGTCATGCCGATAGCGTAGAGCTGTTGCAGGTTGTTCTTCATGTTGCGTCCCTTGTGTGTCGTTGCACTAGATTGTCTTACACTATGGCCGGCTTGGCGTCAACGGCAGTGAATCCAACCGCGCCAGACTTCGACGTGCGTTTCGCCGAACGACTTGGCGGCGGTGCAGAATGCGTCCTGTTGTTCTTGCGTCAGTTCGTCGTCGCGACACCAAAAACCTACCCCATGCCCCTGGCGCGTAAACCAGAAATCGTTACCCGCGCGCTCGTCACTATACTCAGCGCGGTCCAGCCATTGTCGCATGAAGCAGCCATCAGGGCCGATCTTGCTAAGGAAGGCGTCACAATCGCGCTTGATTGCGGCGACGCTGGCGCGCGTCAGGCGGTCAACACCTAGATCGTTAAGCAGGTTTTCGCGGTCGTCGCCTGTGTCGCCGTTCGTAAAAAACATGGCCTCGACGTAACCCTTGGCGAAATCGTTCAGATCGTAGAACGGGTGCGTTTTGCGTGCGTACGTGTTCAGTTCGAATTGTGCCATGTTGCGCCCCTGTGTGGTTGGCGTTGCGTACAGGATTGTCTTACACTTCATTGGCTATATAGGCAAGCGAAAAATACGCGTCAGAGCGACAAATCGTAGTTTTTGAGGCTTGGGCAGTATGGGTGCCCAAGCGGGAACACGATTGCCCATTCACAAGCCGCTGATATTATGAGGTTTAGAGGGCTTATTGGCTATATTGTCATATCATACAACAAAAAGAAAAATGTAATATACGTATATTTGGCTACGGCTGTAATCTGGCGCGCGCGCGTGAAAACTACGATTCCAGCCGCTCTATTGAGTTGCTGTCTAAAATAGCCCATGATTCCAAAAAAAGGCGTTGAATGGCGCAATATCAGATAGTTAGCCATGGGCAATCAATTGCCCATGACTGCCCATAACTGCCCATGAACGCTTGAAAAAACTACGGTTTCATATATATTGAGCCCGTAACAGGGGAAAATCGCATGGCTCCCAGGGCGCATTTGGTAACTCAAAATATACGAACGTCATTTGGCTTGATGGACGCCGCAAGCGCCCTGGTCGACAAAAAGGCGATCACACGTGGTCAGTGGGTAACCCTGGTCAAACTGCTTTTGCCGGCATTGCCAACCACGGTCGCTTTCGTGCAACGCACGCCAAAGGGAACGCTTTATGTCCACGTCCACGACGGCGCGAAATATTCAATCGATTGCCGCGCCAAATTGCAAAAGATTGATTGACACTAAGTACCAGGCTTGCTACGGTTCTGGCTCCACATAGGAGAGCAGACGATGACGCAGGCGCAAAAGATCGGGATCAGCAACGCGAACATGGCCTTTGATCAAGCTTACGACTACGACACGCTGGACGACGCAATCGCCAGTTTCTGGGACAACGTTCACGACACGCTGGTTGAGGAAGGAATACTGACTGACGAAACATTCGCAGAAGCCGAACGCGCGTTTGATACTCGCATTGCGCAATTGCGCGGTTAAGGGAGCACAACATGGAAACGGACAGCGGTATCATCTTGGCAGTAGTCCTCTCGGTTCTCGCATTGGCGGCAGGCTGGCGCGCGTAAGCGCCCGGCCCTAGCCGGGAAGCATTAGGCTTTGCTTGTGTTTGCTCGAGCAGGGCATGGGGGGGGAGGGGCCCTGACGATTCTGTCGTTGCCGACGCACCCCACGCAAACAATTTTTCATTTCTGTTTTCGCAGACATTTTTTGCAGACAATTTTTATTTTCCCGCCAACAGTTTCATGCTATACATTTTCTTGCATACGCTGGCTGCGGAACCAACCGCAAGGCGTTCACGGGATCGTGGTGGGGCCGCCGTTCGACTCGGCAGCTTGGCGCTTTTGGGATGCCAGCGTATGCGCCTTCCATACCGCAACAAAATAGTCTACAGTCCCTCAATGACATGGCGCTCACTCCCATACGAACCCCGGCAAGTGCAGGCGACAGAGGCGCGGCTGGACGCCATCTACAGCGCCGCGCGCAAGGGCCTCAAAGGCGACACGCTGGCGCTGGCTGCGGGCCTGCTGCCCGCCGAGTACAGGCGTCTGTGCCAGTTTGATCCGCTGGCCGAGCTGGCCGAGCTGAAGGGACGCGCAGACGGCGAGATGCTGGCGTCCGACCAACTGCATCAGGCCGCGGCCGCGGGCGACGCCAAGGCGGCGCTGGACATCCTCAAGCACGTCCACGGCTGGGTCGCGCGCCAAGCCATCGACGTCAGCGTCGAGCAGACCATCTCCATCAAGCACGCACTGGAACTGGCGCAGCAGCGCGTCGTCGAGGGCGCATACGAGGTAATAGAACATGCAGATGCCCCAATACTCCCCGCAAGAGGAGATGGAGTTGATGGGGCGTCTCTGGAGCCCTCAATTAGCGGACGATCCGCTTAGGTTCGTCCTGTTCGCCTACCCGTGGGGCCAACAGAACACGCCGCTGGCCAACTTCGACGGCCCGCGCAAGTGGCAGCGCGACGTGCTGCGCAAGCTGGCGGCGCACATAGCAGCCAACAAGCCTCTCAAGGACTTCAAGATGTTCCGGCACGCCACGTCCAGCGGGCGCGGCATCGGCAAGTCGGCCCTCGTCTCGTGGGTCATCCACTGGTTCCTGTCCACCCGCATCGGCGGCACGACCATCGTGTCGGCTAACACCGAGAACCAGCTCTCGACCAAGACGTGGCCGGAGCTGACCAAGTGGCTGGGCATGAGCATCAACAGCCACTGGTTTGAGCCCAGCGCCACGCGGGTGGTGCCGGCCAAGTGGTTGACGGAGGCGGTCAAGCGGGACTTGAACCGGGACACACGGCTGTGGGCGGCGCAGGCGCAGCTCTGGAGCGCGGAGAACCCCGACGCGTACGCGGGCACGCACAACTTCGACGGCGTGCTGCTGATCTTCGACGAGGCCAGCGGCATCGACGACACGATCTGGGCGGTCAGCTCGGGCTTCTTCACGGAAAATACCCAACATAGATTTTGGTTGGCGTTCTCCAACCCGCGCCGCAACAGCGGGTACTTCTACGAGTGCTTCCACTCCAAGCGGGAGTTCTGGGATACGCAGATTGTAGACGCGCGTACGGTCGAGGGGACCGACAAACAAACGTATCAGCAGATCATCGACGAGTACGGGCCGGAGTCGGCGCAGGCGCACGTCGAGGTGTTCGGTCAGTTCCCGAACGCGTCGGACGACCAGTTCATCGGCGTGGACTTGGTGGCCGACGCGATGGCGCGACCGGCGTACAAGGACGCGAGCGCACCCATCGTTCTGGGCGTGGACCCTGCGCGGTTCGGCAGCGACAGCACGGTCATCGCCGTGCGGCAAGGGCGCGATCTGGTGACGATCCGGCGGTACAAGGGGGCCGACACAATGGAGGTGGTCGGCCACGTCATCGGGGCTATCGAGGAGTTCAAGCCGGCTCTGGTGGTCATCGACGAGGGCGGGCTGGGCGCGGGCGTCGTGGACCGGCTCAAGGAGCAGCGGTACAAGGTGCGGGGGGTGAACTTTGGGAACAAGTCGAAGAACCAGGCGATGTGGGGCAACAAGCGGGCCGAGATGTGGGGTGAGCTGCGCGAATGGCTGAAGAGCGCCCACCTGCCGAGCGACCGCTACCTGAGGAGCGACCTGATTGGACCCCTCATGAAGCCCGACAGCCGGGGTACGATCTTCTTGGAGAGCAAGAAGGATATGAAGTCGCGCGGGCTCGCCTCGCCCGACGCCGCCGACGCTGTAGCGGTTACTTTCGCTTTCCCCGTCGCGCATCGGGAAGGGCGCGTTGACACGGCCCGCCCGCGCGGGTACTCTCCAGCAGGAAATTCAACTTCTTGGATGGGCGCCTGATGGCTAAGAAGTCCGTATCGCTATCGGTTGGTCGCGGCGAGAAGCTGCCGGCCAAGCAAGGCGCGGGGCTCACAGCCAAGGGTCGCGCCAAGTACAACCGCGAGACGGGCAGCAACCTGAAGGCTCCGGCGCCCAACCCCAAGAGCGACGCTGACAAGGGGCGCAAGGCCAGCTTCTGCGCGCGGATGGGCGGCGTCGTCGCCAAGTCCAAGAACGCCGAGCGGGCCAAGGCGTCAATGCGGAGATGGAACTGTGGCTAGCAAACCGGGGCTATACTCGAACATCGCAGCCAAAAAGGCTCGCATAGCGGCCGGATCGGGCGAAAAGATGCGCAAGCCGGGCGCTAAGGGCGCTCCGACCGCCAAGGCGTTCAAAGAGTCGGCCAAAACGAGGAAAAAGTGATGCCTCTGGTCAAATCGGCCTCTAAAGAGGCGTTTCGCAAGAACGTAAAGGCCGAAATGGGTGCCGGAAAGCCCCAGAAACAGGCTGTCGCCATCGCCTACGCGACCAAACGCGCTGCGGCCAAGCCGGCCATGCCTAAGAAGGGCAAATAATGGCGTCCGACCGCAAAGACATGCTTGATACGATGCGGTCACGGTTTACGCTGGCGATTTCGGCGTATTCCGACAGCCGCGAGGATGAACTGGACGACCTCCGGTTCATGGCGGGCAGCCCCGACAACAACTGGCAGTGGCCCGCCGACGTGCTGGCGACCCGTGGCTCGGTACAAGGCCAGACAATCAACGCGCGGCCCTGCCTGACCATCAACAAGCTGCCGCAACACGTCCGGCAGGTGACGAACGAGCAGCGGCAGAACCGGCCAGCGGGCAAGGTGATCCCCGCCGACGACCGCGCCGACGTCAAGATGGCTGAAATATTCGACGGCATGGTGCGGCACATCGAGTACATCTCGGACGCCGACGTGGCCTACGACACGGCCTGCGATAATCAGGTGACGTACGGGGAAGGTTACATTCGTATCCTGACCGAATACACCCGCGACGACAGCTTCGATCAGGACATCAAGATCGGGCGCATCCGCAACTCGTTCTCGGTCTACATGGACCCGACGATCCAAGACCCATGTGGTTCCGACGCCCAGTGGTGCTTCATCACTGAGGACATCACCAAGGACGAGTACGAGCGCCAGTTCCCCGACGCCATGCCGATCTCATCCATCCAGACGCAGGGCGTGGGCGACGCCTCGCTGGCGCAGTGGCTGGCCGAGGACACGGTGCGGATCGCGGAGTATTTCTACTACGAGTACAAGCCGACCACGCTGAACCTGTATCCGGGCAACATCACGGCGTTCGCAAAGACGCCGCAGGACGCCGCCATGCAGCAGTTGTTCGGCAAGCCGCTGCGCAGCCGGCAGGCCGACCGCCGGATCGTCAAGTGGGTCAAGACCAACGGCTACGAGGCTCTGGAGGACCGCGACTGGGCGGGCAAGTACATCCCGGTCGTGCGCGTCGTGGGCAACGAGTGGGAGGTGGACGGCCAACTGTACGTCTCCGGGCTCGTCCGCAACGCCAAGGACGCCCAGCGCATGTACAACTATTGGGTGAGCCAGGAGGCCGAGATGCTGGCCTTGGCCCCCAAGGCCCCCTTCATTGGCTACGGCGGCCAGTTTGAAGGCTACGAGATGCAATGGAAGACGGCCAACACGAACAACTGGCCGTATCTGGAGGTCAACCCGGACGTTGCTGACGGCGCGGGGCGGCCCATGCCGCTGCCGCAGCGCGCGGCGCCGCCGCTGGCCCAGACGGGGCTCATTCAAGCCAAGATGGGGGCGTCGGATGACATTAAAGCCACCACTGGTCAATACGACTCTAGTCTTGGCGCGCAGTCGAACGAACGCTCCGGTCGAGCTATTCTGGCTCGTGAAAAGCAGGGAGACACGGGCACTTATCATTACGTCGACAATCTCGCCCGCGCAGTTCGACATGTCACGCGTCAGCTCGTTGATCTCATCCCTAAAATCTACGACACCGAACGGGTAGCGCGGATTGTTGGCCTCGACGGCAACGTCGATATGGTTAAGATCAACCCGCAGCAGGCCGAGCCGGTCAAGGAAATCAAGGACCAGAACGGCTTCACCATCGAAAAAATCTACAACCCGTCCGTGGGCGTCTACGACGTCATGGTCACGACCGGGCCGGGCTACATGACCAAGCGCCAGGAGGCGCTGGACGCCATGTCGATGCTGCTCCAGTCCAACCCGGAGCTGTGGAAGGTGGCGGGCGACCTGTTCATCAAGAACATGGACTGGCCGGGCGCGCAGGAGATGGCCGCACGGTTCGCCAAGATCATCGACCCCAAGATCATGGAAGGCGAGGACGAGTCGCCCGAGATGCAGGCGGCCAAGATGCAGATGGACGTGATGACGCAGGAACTGAACCGCGTCGTCGGGATGCTGGAGAAGGTCGAGCAGTCGATGGAAGCGCAGGAGCTTCAGATCAAGGCTTACGACGCCGAAACCAAGCGCATCTCAGCCGTGCAGGCGGGCATGACGCCAGAGCAAATCCAAGAAATCGTGATGGGCACCATCGCCGCCGCCATCGACACGGGCGATCTGGTGCCCGGCGGATCGGGGCCAATGCGTGAAGAGATGCCGATGATGGCCGAGCAACCCATGATGGCTGAACAACCGCCGATGGTCGAAGGGATGCCGCAATGAGTTGCGAAAAGTTTATCGGCACGCTGTTTCTGGCCCGCGACGTGACGCACAGCGTCCACCTGAACACGCGGTCGTTTGCCAAGCACAAGGCGCTAGGTAAGTTTTACCCAAAAATCATCGATCTTGCGGACAATTTTGCTGAAGCATACCAAGGCAAGTACGGCTTGATTGGCCCAATTGCGTTGATGTCGGCTAAAAAGACAAACAACGTAGTTGATTTCCTTGAAGACCAAGCCGAGGAAATCATGAAAATGCGATACGACGTCGTCGATAAGGAGTGCACACCGCTCCAGAACATCATCGACGAA